AATTGCCTTCTCAGGGATTGATGGTGAGATTGTACTCGAAGCTGTAAACTCAAAGAATCCAACTACAGATCGTTATGGTGTGACAGTTGGTTCAACTTCAGATACTTTCAGCATGTACATGAAAGTTGAAAATCTGAAGTTAATGCCGAACGACTATACGGTAAATCTATCATCAAAGGGTCTATCGTGTTTTGTTTCGGATGACGTAAAGTACTTTATTGCAATTGAATCTAACTCAAAATTTGGAGAATAAAATGACAGATATTAATATTCAAGACATTGATGCGGTTGTTCGTATCATCGATACCGTTACTGCTCGTGGAGCATTTCGTGGTCCTGAGTTGACCTCAGTTGGTCAAGTTCGCGAGAAGTTTGCTTCCGTTATACAAGCAGAAGTAGAAAAGCAACAAGCTGCTCAAGGTAATGGTGCTGTTAATGCTCCTCTACCGCAAAGCGCGCCAAGCGCAGCAAATGAAGGAGCGCCTGCTACTGAAGAAGGAGAGGATCTTTCTAAACTTAACTAAAACTCTACGGGGATGGGTTGACTCCCATCCCCTTTTTTGTTATACTGACTTTTTACTATATGATGGAGTATGTGATGCAAGAAGAATTTCTCTGGAGTCAAAAGTATCGTCCGAATAAAATTCGTGACACTATTCTGTCCGATGAACTAAAGAAGACTTTTCAACAGTTCGTTGATCAAGACAACATTCCAAATCTATTGTTGACTGGTAGTGCCGGTGTCGGTAAGACAACTGTTGCAAAAGCAATGTGTGACGAACTTGGTGCAGATTACATCGTAATTAATAGTTCTATGAATGGTAATATCGACACTCTTAGAACTGAGATTATGCAATTCGCTTCGTCAATCTCATTTGCTGGAGGTCGTAAATATGTCATCCTTGATGAAGCTGACTATCTCAATCCTCAATCAACTCAGCCAGCACTTCGTAACTTTATGGAAGAGTTTAGTAAGAATTGTGGATTCATTCTTACTTGTAATTTCAAGAACAGAATTATTGAACCGCTTCATTCAAGGTGTACAGTCATTGATTTTAAGATTAAAGGTCAAGATAAAACACGGCTTGCAGCACAGTTCTACAAACGACTCTGCAACATTCTTACTAGCGAAGAAGTTATATTTGACAATAAAGTTGTTGCCGAGTTGGTTAATCTTTATTTCCCTGATTGGCGTAGGATTATCAATGAGTGTCAACGCTATTCTGCTACTGGTGCTATTGATTCTGGTATTCTAGCAAACTTCAACCAAGAATCATTCAAGCAACTCCTAACCCATATGAAAGCAAAAGACTACAAGTCTGTTCGAAAGTGGGTTGGAGAGAATAGTGATATGGACGCTACACAGTTCTTTAGAGCATTCTATGATGCTGCTTGGGAACAAGTGTCAGAAAACTCTGTTCCTGGTATTGTCATCACTCTTGGTGAGTATCAATATAAACATTCGTTTGTTGCAGACCCAGAAATCAACATTATGGCATTTCTCACTTCTATTATGTTCGAGGTTTCTTGGAAATGAGTAATCCATTTGATTATGTTACAGCGATATCAGATACCAAGAAAGACTTGATGCGAGGTACTGAAAATGATACACTGGCGGAGAAAGGGTACAATCCCTTTCTCACAAACAAAGCAATGTCGTATCATCCTGATGCTATTCTTCACGCTAACGAACTCAATTCTCTACATCATCTAGATAATAAGTTGCAGTTTGATTATTATATCAACATTCTTCGAAAGCGAAAAAGGTTTTCGAAATGGTCTAAACCCGAAAATGATGAGAATATAAATATCATATCCAATTATTATGGCTGCAACAAACAAGTTGCTCTACAATATCTAAAGATTCTCACGAAGGGTCAAATTGATATTATTAAACAAAAACAAGAAAAAGGTGGTGTGAAATGAGTGTTGAAACATTAGTGGAGGTAAGCCTAATCAACGAAGACGATTTTTTAAAAGTAAAAGAAACTTTAACTCGTATAGGTGTTGCCTCAAGAAAAGACAGGAAACTGTATCAGTCCTGCCATATACTACACAAAAGAGGCAAGTATTATATTGTCCACTTCAAAGAATTATTTACTTTAGATGGCAAGAACTCTTCGTTTTCAGAAGAAGATCAAGGTCGTAGAAATACGATAGCAAATCTTCTCGAGGAATGGGGTCTTGTTAAAGTCGTAGAGCCTGAAAAAACTCAAGGACCAGTAGCACCACTAGCACAGATTAAGATACTCCCATACAAAGAAAAAGGCGAGTGGGAGTTAGTAGCAAAATATAATATTGGTGGAAAAAGATAAAAAAAGATTGACTAATTTTTTTAGTTGATGTATAAATAAGAGTGTGAATGCCAAACGGGTTCACACTCTTATTATTTTAAACTTAACTTGCTTACTAAAGGAGTAAAGTACAATGGTTAACACCAATTTTTCCGTATTCAATGATCCCGTATACCGACCATTCTTTATCGGTTACCAAGATGTAGTTAAAAGGATCAATGATGCGGCAGCCCAAGTCACAAAGCAAACATATCCTCCCTTTAACGTCAAGAAGGTTGACGACAATAAGTATGTCGTTGAACTTGCCGTTGCTGGTTTCGAAAAAACAGATATCGAAATCGAGGTCAAAGATTCCGTTCTTACCATTAAGTCTGATGTAAAATCGAAAGATCAAGAGGGTGAAGAGTGGATTCATCGTGGTATTGGTTTGCGAAACTTCACACGTCAATTTACCCTTGCTGATACCGTTGAAGTACAAAGTGCTGAGATGGTAAATGGTATGCTCAAAATCTGGTTAGAGAACTTCATTCCAGAAGAGCAAAAACCAAAGAAGGTTAAAATTGATTAAAGTGTTATCACAAACAGGAGACTAAATGGTAGTACTCGTATGTGGCGGGAGAGACAATTCAAGTCTCTCCCGTGTTGATATTGTTTTACGGGATATGAATATCAAATTGCTTGTTACTGGAGACAGCAGAGGGTATGATAGTCTTGCTGAACAATGGGCAAGAATGAATAACATTCCGTGTAAAGTTTATAAGACTGATTATAATAAATATGGTAAGAGAGCAGGATATAAACGTAATGTAGCCATGTTCGATGAAAATGATATTGATACAGTAGTTGCTTTTCCAGGAGGTGAAGGTACTGATATCATAATATCTATTGCAAAATCTGCTAAAATTCCAATTATAAGGGTGTAAAATATGTCAGAAAGATATCCAGATATTACGACAGAAGAACTTACTCCATTTCAAAATGCTGTTGCTGTTGATACATCTGCCTTTGATGCTCTTGTATCAGGGTAATTAAATGACCAACGATGACTGGGATTTCGGTTTTACTGCTGTAAATGAAGATGAACTTGAAACAGTACAGAAACTGGAACAAGAAAAAAGTGTTGCTTCAGACGAAGTTTTGGGTTTACAAGACCGATTAGATGCGCTATACTCCGCAATAATGCCTTTACTGAATAATCTTGCCTCTAATCCAGAGAAGAGTTATATATATTGGCCAAATCGTCTGGAAAAGATTGAGACTTTTCGTGATAAACTAACAGAACTTTACAAAGGATAGATTATGAGTTTAATCGACAAATTGACAAAGAATAGTACAGTAAAACTTACTAGCACTCTCTCTAACTCAAAAGTGTATGGTAAGAAAGATATGGTATCCACACAGGTGCCGATGATTAATGTGGCATTATCTGGACGAGTCGATGGTGGTTTGACTCCTGGTCTGACTGTCTTGGCTGGTCCATCAAAGCATTTTAAAACAGCGTTTTCTCTACTCATGGCAGGCGCTTATCTAAAGAAGTACGAAGATGGTGTAATCCTATTCTATGATTCTGAATTTGGTACTCCGCAATCATATTTTGAGTCTTTTGGTATTGATATGAATCGTGTTGTTCATACACCAATTACTGATGTAGAACAACTCAAGTTTGACATTATGAAACAACTTGAAAATATTGAACGTGGTGAGCGTGTTTGTATCATCGTTGATTCAGTAGGAAATCTAGCATCAAAGAAAGAGGTTGAAGATGCTATGAACGAGAAATCGGTAGCCGATATGTCTCGTGCTAAACAGATGAAGTCTCTCTTTCGTATGGTGACGCCACATCTCACACTCAAAGATATTCCACTGATTGCCGTTAATCACATCTATATGGAAATCGGTATGTTCCCGAAAGCGATTGTTTCTGGTGGCACAGGGATTTATTATTCCGCCGACAACATCTGGATCATTGGACGGCGTCAAGAAAAAGATGGTTCTGATATTGCTGGGTATCACTTTCTAATCAATGTAGAGAAGTCTCGGTATGTTAGAGAGAAATCTTCTATTCCGATTACTGTTACATGGCAAGGTGGTATCAACAAGTGGTCTGGTTTGATGGATCTAGCACTTGAAGCAAACTATCTTGCAAAACCTTCAAATGGATGGTATCAACTAGTTGACCGC